GTGATCCAGCTCGGCAGCCGCCAGGTCGAGCGCCTGGGCGCCAAGGTCGGCACGGCGCCGCCGGAGCGTTACCAGGACTACACCAACAAGCGCACCGGCCAGACCAGCCGCGTGCCGGCCGGGGTCGACCCCGAGTTCGCCTACCCGCCCGGCGGCCGCCAGGCCCACCTGGAGCGGATGCTGGCCGGGAAGGCCGCGCGGGCCGGACTGGAGGGGAAGGAATGAGGGTTTTTGCCAAAACCGCGATACAGGCCCTACAAGCCGCCGGAGGCTCCGGGTGGCTACCTACCCCCGGAAAATTTCCATCAGCGGTTTTTAACGGGGGTTTAACGGGGTCAGTGGGCCGGTCCTGCGGGCTTCGGTCGGTCCGATTTGCCGGGAAAGCCGGTTTTCCCGGTTTTCGGGCGCCCGAATCAGTAAAACGCTTTAGCGGATCGGCCAGGCCGAAACCGGCAGGATTCTGGGCATGAAACGCATCGACATCGCCATTCTCACCTTCGCCCTCGGCGGCGGCCGGCGCGTGCAGCTGCTGCCGGCCGGGCCGCTGTTCCGCGCCCGCGACGGCCGGCCGGAGAAGCTGCCCGGCTACCGCATCGACGCGAAGATCGCCGCCGCGCTGATCGTCAAAGCGGCCGAGCGGCAGACGCCGCTGGTCGTCGACTACGAGCACCAGACCCTGCTCGCCGAGAAAAACGGCCAGCCCGCACCCGCCGCCGGCTGGTTCCGCACGCTGGAGTGGGTGGAGGGTGAGGGTTTGTTCGCCATCGACATGGAGTGGAACACCCGCGCCCTGGAGATGATTGCCGCCGGCGAATACAAGTTCATCAGCCCGGTCTTCAGCTTCGACACCAAAACCGGCGCCGTGCTGGAGATCCAGATGGCGGCCATCACCAACAACCCGGCGCTCGACGGCATGGACGCCGTCGCCGCGCACCGTTTTCTTTCACCCGATCAACCCGCAGAGGAGAACCGCATGAACGAAATGCTGAAGAAGCTGCTGGCCGCCCTCGGCCTGCAGGAGACCGCGACCGAGGCGGATGCGCTGTCGGCCGTTACGGCGCTGAAGGCCGGCGCGGACAAGGTTTCCGGACTGGAAACCGAAGTCGCCGCGCTGAAGGCGGCGACGCCCGACCCGGAGAAGTTCGCGCCGGTCGCCACCATGAAGGCGCTGCAGGCCGAGGTCGCCGCGCTGACCGCGAAGCTCAGCGGCCAGGAGCTGGACGGCGTCATCGCCGAAGCGCTCAAGGCCGGCAAGATTCTGCCCGCCCAAGAGACCTGGGCGCGCGGACTGGGCGGCAAGGATCTCGCCTCGCTGAAGAGCTATCTGGAAACGGCCCCGGCCATCGTGCCGACCGGCTCCCAGAGCGGCGGCAAGGGGGCGGGCGACGGCGCCGCCGACGGCAAGCTCAGCGAGACCGACCTCGCCGTGTGCAAGCAGCTCGGCATCGGCGCCGAGGCCTACCTCAAGACCAAGGCCGCGGAAACCGCCGCGGCCTGATCGCCCACCAACCCGAATAGGAGATTCGCATGGCTGCACTGACTGCTGACCGCAACACCACGAGCCGCGAGGGGAGCGATTTCGAGTTCCCGGTCGCAGCGACCACCAAGATTTACGCCGGCGCGATTGTCGGATTCAACGCCGGCGCCGCCGTCGCCACCAAAGGGGTGACGTCCACCACGTTCAAGAGCGCGGGCGTCGCCGTGGAGCAGGCCGACAACTCGGCCGGCGGCGCCGGCGATATTCGCGTCAAGGTCCGCCGGGGCTGCTTCCGTTTCGCCAACTCGGCGGCCGGCGACCTCATCACGCTGGCGGACATCGGCAGCGATTGTTATGTGGTCGACGACCAGACCGTGGCCAAGACGAACGGCACCAGCACCCGCTCCGTGGCCGGCAAGGTCCGCGACGTGGATGCCGCCGGCGTCTGGGTCGAGCTCTAAGCGGCGCCCATCCCGCAAACCAGCAATCCCTTCACGCAAACAGGAGAAAACGCATGAAATCGACTTACAAGTGGGTGGCCGGCCTGATGCTGCTGGCCGTGGCCGTTGCCGCCGTGTTCGGCCATATGCCGTTCGAGCCGGCCTTCCAGCGCGAGAGCGACCTGGCCCTGATCGGGTTCGGCGGGCTGATCATCAATCGCGCCAGCCTGAACGCCATGTTCACCGGCTTCAACACCCGGTTCAACGAGGCGTTCGCCGCAGCGCCGTCCGACTGGGCGCAGGTGGCGATGGAGATCCCGTCGTCGCAGTCGCAGGAGCAGTACGCCTGGCTGGGCTCGACCACGCGCTTCCGCGAGTGGATGGGGGATCGCGTCATCCAGAACCTGAAGAGCCACGACTTCACGATCAAGAACAAGAGCTACGAAAATACCGTTGGTATCGACCGCGACCACATCGAGGATGATACCTACGGCGTGTACACGCCGATGTTCTCCCAGCTTGGGCAGGACGCCAGAAACCACCCGGACGAACTGATATTCGCCCTCATGGCGGCCGGCTTCTCCACCAACTGCTACGACGGCCAGTATTTCTTCGATACCGACCACCCGGTGGTGCAGGCCGACGGATCGGTTGCGTCCGTCTCCAACTTCGGCGGCGGCGCCGGCACCGCCTGGTACCTGCTCGACGCCACCAAGATGGTCAAGCCGTTCATCTTCCAGAAGCGGCGTGACTACAGGCTGGTGAAGATGGATCAGGACAACGACGAGGCGGTGTTCAACCAGAAGCTGTTCCGTTATGGCGTGGATGCCCGCTGCAACGTCGGCTACGGCCTCTGGCAGCTCGCCTATGCTTCCAAGGCGGCCCTCGACGCAACCAGCTATGGCGCCGCCCGCGCCGCCCTGATGAGCATGAAGGGCGACAGCGGCAAGCCCCTGGGCGTGCGTCCGAGCCTGCTGGTGGTGCCGCCTTCGCTGGAGGCGACCGGCCTGACGATCCTGCAGGCGGAGAAAAACGCCGCCGGCGCCGACAACATCTACCGCAACACGGCGAAGCTGCTCGTGACGCCGTGGCTGTCGTAATCGTATAAACGAGGAGAACGGAATGGCAAAACCCAAGAAAAGCGAACCGGTCGCCCCCGCTGTCGATGCGGGAGTGACGCATCTCGTCGTTCAGGCCCGGCGCGACGGCTTCCGCCGCGCCGGGCGCGCCTGGCCGGCCGAGCCGACCGTCGTGGAGATCGACGACTTCACCGAGGACCAGGTGGGCGAACTGCTCGCCGAGCCCCAGCTTGTCGTCACGCCCTCCGCGGGTGATCCGGCCGGCAAGCAATAAGGATCGGTCATGCCCTACGCCACCGCCACCGAACTGCTCGACCGCTTCGACGCCGAAGAGATCGCGCAGCGCGCCGATCGCAGCACGCCGAGGCTGGTGACGGCCGAGCTGCTGCGTGCGGCGGCGGAAGGCTCCGACCTGTCCGCCTGGACGGCGGCGGAACAGGCGGCGGCGACGGCGGCGCTGGGCCTTGTCACCGGCGCGCTGGCCGACGCCGACAACACCATCGACGGCTATCTCGCGGTGCGTTACGCCGTGCCGCTGGCCAGCCCGCCGCTGGTGGTCAAGCGCCTGGCCTGCGACCTGGCGCGCTACTTCCTCTACGACGACCTGGCGACCGAAACCATCCAGAAACGCTACGACGCCGCCGAGCGGTTCTTCCGCGAGGCGGGCGCCGGCAAGGTGTCGCTCGGCGCCGATCTCGGCGCAGCCAGCCAGCCTGCCGGCGGCACGGTCGAGATCGGCTCGGGCGGCAATGTGTTCAACCGCAAGGACACGGGATTCATCTGATGCAGTTCGAGGTCGAATTCGACGACGCCCGCCTGATGAGCCAGCTCCGCCGCATGATGTCGGCGGCGGCCCAGCCGCAGACGGCCATGCGGGAGATCGCCGCCCTGGGCGAGTCGAGCACCCGCCTGCGTTTTCGCACCCAGGCCGCCCCGGACGGCGTTGCCTGGAAGAAGAGCCGGAAGAAGAGCGGCCGCACCCTGACCCAGGCCGGCCACCTGTCCGGATCGATCTCCAGCCGCGCCACGTCGAGCGAGGCCGCCTGGGGCGTCAACCGCATCTATGCCGCCATCCATCAATTCGGCGGCGTCATCAAGCCCAGGGCCGGCAAGGCGCTGCGCTTCAGGGTTGCCGGCGGTTTCGTCACGGCAAAACAGGTCACCATTCCGGCGCGCCCGTTCCTCGGCATCTCGAAGGACGACCGCGCTGACATCCTGCATGTGCTGCGCCGGCATTACGGAGGAGGCCAGATATGAGCCCCCACGCTCACCTTCGTTCGCTGCCCCCCGAGGGGGCGCATGCCTGCCTTGGGGCGGCCCGGCGGGAGGCATGATGCTGGCTGAACTCGAAGACGGCCTGGTTGCCCTGGTCAAAAACGCCGCGCTGGGTCAAAAGCTGGTCACCGTGGCCGGTCTGCCGGATCTGGACTCGGCATCGTTGGTCAAACGCATGGCGGCGGAGGCGCCGGCCGTCTATGTCGCGCCGATGGATTTCTCGGTGGCCGACGGCCTTGCCGCCGCGCGCTTCGGCATTGCCTGCGTGGCGCGCAATAGCCGGGGGCAGGAAGCGGCCCGCAAGGGTGACGGCAAGGCCATCGGCCTCGCGCAGATCATCGACAGCGTGCTGGCCCTCATGGACGGCGGCAAGGCCGACGGCGTGGTGTTCTACGTCACCGGCGTCGGCTTCCAGGCCGACGAGGCGTTCTACGCCGCCGGCCTCTACGTGGCCACGGTCGCCGTCGAGGCCACCGGTGTCGCGCTGCCGCCCGCGCTCGACGAAGACAGCCTGGCGCTCTTCAAGACCTTCCACGCCGATTACGACATCGAGCCGCACGAGACCGCTGCCGAACGCGGCAAATGGGTCGGGGAACCGCCCGACCATTCCACCTCGGCGCCGGAAGTGTCCGAGACCAACATCCTTCAACCCTAGGAGAAACCATCATGCCGCAGGTCATCGCCACCCCCATCCACGGCGCCCGCGTGCGCAAGCCCGACGGGCAGATTCTCAAGGCCGAGGGCGAAGTCGTCGAGCGCGATTCGTTCTGGCTGCGCCGCGTCGCCGACGGCGACGTTCGCCTCGACGCCGCGCCTGCCGCGCCGCAACAGACTGACGGTGGCGACGCTGCCAACGTCTCTCCGCTCAAGCCCAAGAAGTAAACCACCCAGACAGGAGGCGCCATGCCCGACAACATCACCTTCATGTCGATCCCGACCGACTGGCGCATTCCCGGCGCCTGGCTGGAGATCGACCACACCCGCGCCGTGCGCGGCCTGCCCAACATGCCGCGCCGCGTCCTGCTGCTCGGCCAGCGCCTGACCACAGGCAGCGTCGCCCAGGGCGTGCTGACGCGCGTCTCGCGCGAGGCCGACGGCGTCAACTACTTCGGCCGCGGCTCGATGCTGGCGCAGATGATCCCGGCCGTGCTCAAGGTGCATCCGACCGCCGATCTGTGGGCGCTGGCCCTGGACGATCTCGGCGCCGGCGCCGCCGCCGCCGGCACCATCACCTTCGGCGGCACGCCGACCGAGGCCGGCACGCTCAACCTCTACATCGGCGGCAAGCCGGTGCGGGTGGGCATCACCGCCTCGCAGACGGCTTCCGCCATCGCCACCGCCGTGGCCGCCGCGATCACCGCGCTGCCCGACCTGGCCGTTACCGCCAGCGCCGCCGCCGCCGTGGTAACGCTGACCGCGCGCCACAAGGGCGAGGAAGGCAACGGCATCGACGTGCGCCTCAACTACTACACCGGCGAATTCACGCCCAAGGGCATGACGGCCACCATCGTGGCGATGTCCGGCGGCACCGGCAACCCGGATGTGCTGACCGCCATCGCCGCCATGAGCACCGGCGCCTTCTACACCGTGGTGATGCCCTGGACGGACGTGGCCAACGTCACGGCGATGGAGAGCGAGCTGCAAAGCCGCTGGGGCGGCCTGGACATGCGCACCGGCCACAGCTTCGGCTTCAAGTCCGGCACCTTCGCCACGCTGGCTGCCTACGGCGCCGCGCGCAACAGCCCGCACACCTCGTTCCCCGGCCTCAAGGGCTGCCCGACGCTGTCCTGGGTGGTCGCCGCGCAGTTCGCCGCCGCCGTGGAATTCTCCGGCGCCAACGATCCGGCCATCCCGTTCCGCGGCCTGCGCCTGCCCGACGTGATGGCGCCGGCCGAGGCCGACCGCTTCACCGACGCCGAGCGCAACCTGCTGCTCTACGACGGCATCAGCACCATCATCTTCGATCCTTCCGGCGCGGCGATGGTCGAGCAGGTCATCACGACCTACCAGACCAACACCTTCGGCATGGATGATCGCAGCCTGTTGAAGCTCAACACCAAGTGGACGGTCGACTACATGCGTTACGTCTTCCGCTTCGCCGTGGTGCGCGACTACCCGGCGCACAAGCTGGCCGGCGACGACGTGCTGCAGTACATCAGCCCCGGCCAGAAGATCGCCACGCCGAAGCTGATCCGCGCCACGCTGATCGCGGCGGCGGCGCAGATGGTGCGCGTCGGCCTGCTCGAAGACCTGGAGCAGTTCAAGACCGATCTCATCGTGCTGCGCTCCGAGGCCGACGAAAACCGCGTCAACGCAGTGATCCCGCCGAACGTGGTCAACCAGTTCGACGTGTTTGCCGCCGCCGTGCAGTACATCCTTTAAGGAGAGCCTTTCATGAGCAACCAGATCACCGGCCGCGCCTACATCACCGTCAAGGGCGAGCGGCTGCGCAGCAAGGAAGGGGCAACGCTGAAGTTCGGCGGCGTCGAGCGCGAGGACGTGCTCGGCGACGCCGGCGTGCTCGGCTATGCGGAGAAGGTCATCGCGCCGGAGGTGGAGTGCACCATCGCCCACAACGCCGCCTTCAGCTTGAAGACATTCATGGACATCACCGACGAGCGCGTGATCTTCGAGACCGACACCGGCAAGACCTACACCCTCGTCAGCGCCTGGTGCAAGGGCGCCCTGGAGATGTCGAAGGGCGAGGTCAAGCTGCGTTTCGGCGCGATCTCCTGCGAGGAGAATTGAGCATGAACGGCGTTACTGAAATCACCCTCAAGCATCCCATCGAGTTCGGCGGCGAGAAGATCGAGAAGCTGGTGCTGCGCCGGCCGACGGCGAAGGACTTCCGTCCGCTGAAAAGCATGGAGTTTCCGTTCGCCATGATGCTGGACTTCGCGGCTGGCCTGGCGAATCTCCCGGCCGCCGCGCTGGACAACCTGGACGTCGACGATGTGCCGCGCGTGCTGGAGGCGGTGGGCGGTTTTTTGGGGGGATTCCCCGGAACTGGGAAGACGTGATGGGCGACCTTGCCCAGGCGTTCCATTTTCAGCCGTCGGAACTCTGGGCGATGGAGACCGAGGAGCTGCTGTTCTGGCACCGCCAGGCGGTGCGGCTCAACCGTCAGAACGCTTCTTGAAGGGCAGGGTCAGGAGATCGCTAATGCCGCTGACGAGGGCAGCGAAGACGAGCACCACCAGCAGGAAAACGCCGCCGGCCGGCCACCCGTCGGCGGCAATCACTTCCCCGGTGGCGTAAAGCACCAGGATCAGGACGGCCCAGATGAACAGTGATTTCAGCGTTTCCATAGGATCAGCATAGCATGTCCACAACCATGATGGCCCTCGGCGTTACCGTCAAGCTGTTCGACCAGATGACGGGCATGGGGCGCATCGTCCAGCAGGTCGATGGGCTGCGCGGCAAGCTCAAGCGGCTCTCCGACCAGGCCGGCGCAATCGGCCGTGGCGCCCTGGGCAACGGCCTGATCCTCGGCGGCGCGATGGCGAAACCGGTCTCCGCCTTCGCCGCCCTGGAGGATGCGTCGACGCGGCTCAAGTCGGCCATGATGGACAAGAACGGCATGACCGGCGCCTTCGAGCAGGTCAATGCCCTGGCCGTGAAGCTGGGCGACCGGCTGCCCGGCACCACGACCGACTTCCTCAACATGATGGCGACGCTGAAGAAGTTCGGCATCACCGACCAGTCGATTTTGTCAGGCGTTGGCGAGGCGACGGCGAACATCGCGGTGCTGCTGAAGCAGACGCCGGAGCAGGCCGCAGAGTTCGTGGCCAAGCTGAAGGAAGCGACGGGCGTCGCCGACGCCGACATGCTCAAGTTCATGGACACCATCCAGCGCGTCTATCACCAGGGCGTCGATGCGACCCAGATGATGTACGCCTTCGCCCGCTCGGCCGGCGCGCTGAAGGCGGTCAAGGTGCAGGGGCTGGAAGCCACCCGCGAAATGAGCGCGCTGTACGCCATCCTGATCAAGACCGGCAGCAGCGGCGAGACCGTCGGCACCGGCATGGGGGCGATTCTCAACGCGTTACAGGACACCAAGAAGCTCGGCGAGGTCAATAAGGTGTTGCAAGCCCGGAAGGGATTCACGCTGGAGTTCACCGACAAGAAGGGCAACTTCCTCGGCGTCGAGAACATGGTGGCGCAGCTCGACAAGCTCCAGGCGCTGGAGCCGGGGCAATTGAACAAGGTGCTCAAGCATCTGTTCGGCGGCGGCCAGGACATGCAGATGGTGTCCACGCTGATCAGCAATGGCACCGAAGGCTATCGCAAGATGACGGCCGACATGGAAAGGCAGGCCGACCTCAACAAGCGCGTCGGCGCGGTGCTGGGCACCCTGACCAACCTGTGGGAGGCCGCCAGCGGCACCTTCACCAACCTGCTGGCCGGCGTCGGTGAAGCCGTGAGCGAGGATTTGAAAAGCCTGACGGAATGGTTTGGCGCGCTGTCCGAGTCCGTGAAGGGCCTCGTCCAGGCCAACCCGCTCGCCGCGAAGTGGCTCGGGCGGCTGGCCCTCGCAGTGGCCGGCCTGCTGCTCGGCGGCGGGTCGCTGCTGATCCTCGTGGGGGCGATCGGCAAGGTGGTGGCCGTTCTGTTTTCGCTCGGCCCCGGCGTGCTCTTCGCCGTGGGCGCCTTTGCCAAGCTGCTGTCGGCATTCAGCGCCGTGGGCGCGTTCATGCTGGCCAACCCGATCACGATTGCCATCGTCGCGCTGGCGCTGGCGGCCGGTCTGATCTACGAGAACTGGGGGCCGATCAAGGATTTCTTCGTCGGCTTGTGGGAAGGCATCAAGACCACGGTAGGGCAGGCGGTGGAGTGGATCGGCGCCAAGCTGCGCTCGATCTCGGACATGCTGCCGGAGTGGGTCACTAAATACACCCTGCCGGGCGCCGCGATCAAGCTGGCCGGCGATGCGCTAGGGCCTGCGCGGCCGAACGCAGTAACGCCGGGTGGTGCGCAATCGAAAGTCGGCGGCGACGTGCGCATCCGCGTCGATCAGGACGGGCGCGTGGCTGGAGTCTCGGCTCGCTCGGACAATCGCGACGTGCCGTTTTCGCTCGATAACGGCATGACGATGGTGGCGCCATGAATCAGGCTGCCTGGCGCAAGCAACTCCAGCGGGCCAGCTTCCGTGGCGTGCCGTTCTATGTTCGCAGCGCGGATACCGAAGAAGGCCGGCGCGGCGTGCTGCATGAGTACCCGCTGCGCGATGAACCCTTTGTCGAGGACATGGGGCGCAAGGCCGGGGAGTTCAGCCTGGAAGCCTTCGTCATCGGCGACGACTACTTCAAGGCCCGCGATGCCCTGCGCGATGCGCTCAAGAAGCCCGGCGTCGGCGAGTTGGTGCACCCGACGCTGGGGCGTCTCAATGTCGCACAGGTGGCGCCCTTCCGATTCGTCGAGTCGCTGGTCGATGAGGGCGGCGTGGCGCGCTTCACGCTTCGCTTCACCGAAACGGCAGAGAACCTCCAGCCGTCGGCCGAGACAAACACGGCAGCGGTGGTGGATGCGCAGGCGGATGTGGCAACCGAGGCGGTGGCCGACGAGTTCGCCGAAGAGTTCAGTATCGATGGGCTGCCGGAATTCACGGCGACCGATGCGATGGCCTTGCTCTCCGACGCTACGGCTGCTATCGAAGCCGCGCGCGCCGGCGTGATGCCCGATCTGACCGTGGTCGGCGAATTCATCGGCGAGGTCTCGCGCTTTTCGTCGTCGCTGTCGTCGCTGATTCTGGCGCCCCGGACACTGGCCGTGCAGGTGCTCGGCCTGGTCTCCGGACTGCGCAACGCGGTGCTGCGGCCGGCCGATGCCTTCACCTCGCTGGCGAAGTTCTTCGGCTACGGCACGTCGCGCCCGCCGGTTCCGCTAACGACTCCTGCGCGCCGTGCGCAGGCAACCAACCGCACGGCTATCGTGTCGCTGGCGCAACGTGCGGCAGTGATCGAGGCGGCCCGCGCAGTGGCTCGACTCGACTTCAAGGCGCCCGCAACCGCCAGCGCTCCCCGCATCACCTACCAGCAGGCCGTCGCGCTGCGCGAGCAGCTCGCCGATGCTCTGGAGGATGCGGCTGCCACGGCTTCGGCCACCACCTACAACGCGCTGATGGATCTGCGTGCCGCCGTGGTGCGCGACATCACCGCACGCGGCGCCGATCTTCCCCGCCTGGTGACGATCTCGATGCCGGCCACGCTGCCGGCCCTGGTGGTGGCCTACCGCGCTTTCGGTGATGCAACGCGTGAGGCCGAGATCGTGGCGCGCAATCCCATCCTCGTCCGTCATCCTGGCTTCGTCCCCGGCGGCATTGGGCTGGAGGCGCTGGCATGAACGAGCAGATGCTTGGTCGCGCAGAACTCTACGTCGGCACCGCGATTTACGGCGGCTGGCAGCGTGTCTCTGTAACGCGTTCCATCGAGCAGGTGGCCAACAGCTTCGATCTGGAGGTGACAGAGCGCTGGCCGGGGCAATCCACCAGTCGGCCGATCCGACCTGGCGAGCAGTGCTCGCTCAAGCTCGACGGCGAAACCGTCATCACCGGCTATGTGGACGATGCCGAGCCGACCTATGATCGGCAGTCCCACCGGATTTCTGTGCGCGGGCGCGATGCCACCGGCGATCTGGTCGATTGTTCGGCGATCCACAAGACCGGGCAATGGACGAATGCGACGCTGGATCGCATCGCCGCCGATCTTTGCGCACCGTTCAAGATCAAGGTCAAGGTGGAAACCGACGTCGGAGATCCGTTCCCCAGCTTCAAGATCGAGCCGGGCGAAACCGCTTTCGAGTGCATCGAGCGCGCTGCCCGCCTCAAGGCCGTGCTGCTGATCGCTGACGGCGAGGGCAACCTGGTCATTACGCGGGCGGGCAAGGTGCGTGGTGAAACGGCGCTGGTGGAAGGCCAGAACATCCTATCCGCGCGCGGGACGTTTAGTTGGAAGGATCGTTTCTCGATCTATACCGTCAAGGGACACGACAAGATCGCCCTCGATGGCGACGCGGCGGCCAGCCACATCGCCCCGGCGGCAACCGTGACGGATGAGGCGATCACCCGCTACCGCCCGCGCATCGTTCTGGCTGATGATCACGGCAACAAGACCCGCTTTCGCGACCGCGCCGAGTGGGAAAAGAATGTACGCATGGGGCGCGGCCTGCGCGGCTCGATCACCGTGCAGGGCTGGACGGACGGTGCCGGCAAGCTGTGGCAGCCGAACACACTGGTCACCGTCACGTCGCCGCTGCTGTATCTAAAGGAGGCGGAAATGCTGATCGTCGGCTGCATGCACACGCTCGACGACGGCGGCACCCGCACGGCCTTGTCGATCGCCCGCCGCGAAGCCTTCGATCTGATCAGCGGCATCGGCAGCTCGAAGCTCTTCGGGAAAATCAACGCCAAGGAGGCGAAGGAAAAGAAACAGAAGGCGAACGACGACTGGAGCGCGCTGTGATGCGCGCGTGGGGGCTGTCATGAGCAGGGAGATATACAAGGCGATGGCGCCGCTGGCCCGCCGCATCCGCCTGATGGCGGCGCGGGCGATCCTCACGCTGATCGACGACGCCACCAGGATGCAGGGCCTACAGGTCAAGCTGCTCGATGGCGAGGTGTGCGACAACGTCGACCGTGTGCAGCAGTACGGCTTCACCTCGGTGCCGCTGCCCGGCGCCGAGGGCATCTATCTCGCCCTGGGCGGCAGTCGCGACCACGGTGTGGTCATCGTCGCCGACGACCGGCGCTATCGATTGAAGGCGCTCGCCGGCGGCGAGGTGGCGCTCTACGATGACCTCGGTCAGAAGGTACACCTGACGCGTAGCGGCATCATCATCGACGGCGCCGGTCTGCCGATCACGATCACCAACACACCTAAAGTTCGCATGGAGACGCCTTTGCTCGAAGTGACCGGCGAGATCGAGGACCGCTGCGACAGCGACGGCGTGACGATGGAAGGCATGCGCCAGACCTACAACATTCACACGCACCCGGAGAACGACGGCGGTGGCCCGACCGACGATCCGATCCAGAAGATGTAAGCCATGACCGACATCCGCACCCACTTCATCAGCTTCGAGCGCGGCGCCGAATGGCTCCTCCAGTCGCCCGGCCTGGCCGGCGACGACGGTCTCGACACCGCTGTCATTCTCTCGCTGTTCACGGATGCGCGCGCCCGCGAGAGCGATGTAACGCCGTCGCCCGGCGACGTGCGCGGCTGGTGGGGCGATTCGTTTCCGGCCATCACAGGGGACCGCTTCGGCTCGCGCCTGTGGCTGCTCGGCCGCCGCAAGCAGCTGCCGTCCGTGCTGGCCGAGGCCAAGGGCTACGCCGAAGAGGCGCTGGGCTGGCTGATCAAGGATGGCATCGCCAGCCGCGTCGAGGTCGATGCCTTCATTCCCCGCGACGAGATGCTCGGCCTCGCGATCGCGATCACGCGGCCGAACGGCCAGCCCGTCCGCTATCGCTTCGAGGCCCTTTGGAGCCACCTCTAGGCTTCGCTATAGGAAGACCAGCATGCCATTCTCCCGCCCCGATCTGCCGACCCTGATCAACCGCGCCGAAGCGGACATCGAGACGCGCCTGCCCGGCGCGGATGCCCGTCTGCGTCGCTCCAATCTCAACGTGCTGGCCCGCGTGCATTCGGGTGCTGCGCATGGCCTCTACGGCTACCTGGAGTGGATCGCGCGCCAGGTCATCATCGATACCGCCGACGGCGACATGCTGGAACGCCACGCCTCGATCTGGGGCGTGGCGCGCAAGGCCGCTTCGCCCGCAGTCGGCAGCGTCACGGTCACCGGCGCCAACGGCGCCATCGTGCCGGCGGACTCGACCCTGGCACGCTCTGACGGCGCGCAATACACAACCGACGCCGAGGCAACGATCTCCGGCGGCACGGCCACGATTGCCGTTACTGCCGTTGATGGCGGCCAGGCCGGTAACGCATCGGCTGCCTCGTTGCTGAGTTTCGACACGCCGATCGACGGCGTCTCGGCCACGGCCACGGTGGCTGTCGGGGGCCTAACCGGCGGTGCCGACATCGAGGCCGACGAGGATCTGCGCGCCCGCCTGTTGGCCCGCATCCAGCAGCCGCCGCACGGTGGTGCAAGTTATGACTACGTTGCCTGGGCACTCGAAGTGCCGGGCGTCACGCGTGCCTGGGTATATCCGGCCGAGCTTGGCCTCGGCACCGTCACCGTTCGCTTCGTGCGCGACGACGATGCCAGCCCGATCCCGGATGCTGGCGAGGTGACGGCGGTGCAGGAATACATCGACAGCGTGCGGCCGGTGACGGCGGATGTCACGGTGGTCGCCCCCATCGCCGTGCCGCTCAACTTCACCATCGACCTCGCGCCGGACACGGCCGCGATCCGCGCCGCCGTCGAGGCCGAGTTGCGCGACCTGCTGCTGCGCGAATCCGAGCCGGGCGCAACGATCCTGTTATCGCACATCCGCGAAGCGATCTCGCTGGCTTCCGGCGAAAACGATCACGTCCTTACCGTGCCAGCCGCGAACGTCACCCATGCCGTCGGCGAGATGGCTACCTTCGGGACGATCACATGGCTCTGACGGCTACCGCCTACCTCGCCCAGCTCCAGGCGCTGCTGCCGCAGGGCTTCGCCTGGCCGCGCCAGGCGGATGCCGCGCTCACTAATCTGCTGCTGGCCTGGGCGGATGAGCTGGCACGCGTCGACGGCCGCGCCGCCGATCTGATCGAGGAAGCCGACCCGCGCACCACGGCCGAGCTGCTCGCCGACTGGGAGCGCGTTGCCGGCCTGCCCGATCCCTGCGTCGAGGCACTTGCCGGAACACAAACCACGGCGCAACGCCGCGCCGCGCTGGTCGCCAAGCTCACCACCATCGGTGGGCGGAGCGCCGCCTACTACATCGCTCTGGCAGCCAGCCTCGGTTACACCATCACGATCACGGAATTCAGCCCGTTCCAGGCTGGCCACAGCGCCGCCGGCGATGCCTTGAGCAACGACGGCTGGACATTCGTCTGGCAGGTCAATGCACCCGAGGCCAGCATCGTCGAATTCGCGGCCGGCCGGTCGTCTGCCGGCGAACCGCTTCGCAGCTGGGGCAACGAGTTGCTCGAATGCGTCATCAACCGACTCAAGCCGGCCCATACCCACGTCCTGTTTGCTTACGCCTAAGGAACCGCCATGCACAGAATCGATCATGCCACCGCCGCACCGGGAAACCTCTTTACCGAGGGCAGCCCGGCCACGGCAACCCCATCCACGACCGTTACCGACGACTGGCTCAACGATGTGCAGGAAAACATCTGCGATGTCGTCGAGGCGGCAGGTATTCCGCTGACCAAGGGCAATTACACCCAGCTCCGTCAGGCCATCACGGCGATGGTCACCGGCGCGCAGAAGGCGGTGGTCATCAACAACGCCACCTTCGAGGCCAGCGTCTCCAATGGCGAGGCGGTGCGCTGGGACAGCGGCAACAGCCGCTTCGACGAAGCGATCGCCGACGGCACCGCGAACAACCGCGCGGTGGGTATCGCCGACGTCACCAACAGCAAGGTCTACCTCTACGGCGAATGCCCGCTATTTACCGGCCTGACGCCGGGGGCGCGTTACTACCTCGATGCCAGTACCGCCGGTGCCGTTACCGACACCGCGCCGGCCGACGGCATGTCGATTGGCATCGCCAAGAGCGCCACCACGCTCTTCGTCGACATCGATGCCCTGGGCGTGCGCACCGACCAGAAGAACAGCTTCACCAAAGCGCAGATCGGCACGCCCGGTGCGCTGCCGGCCACCACCGGCACGGTGACGCTCGATCTCGCCACGGCCAACAACTTCGACGGCACGCTCACCGGCAACATCACCCTGGCCAACCCGAGCAACATCGCTCCCGGCCAGTCCGGCGTCATCCGCATCATCAACGACAGCACGCCGCGCACCATCGCCTACGGCAGCTACTGGAAGAGCAGCAGCGGCGCGCTGCCCGCACTCACCGCCGTCGCTGGTGCCGTGGATCTGCTCGGCTACTACGTCGAGAGCGCGACTCGCATCTGGATCGGTGCGCAGGGAGACAGCAAATGATGATCGCACCGGGCAGCCCTAACCCGGTCATGATGTGCGGCGGGGGCGATCCCCTCGACGAGTATGGCAAAGTCGAGCGCTCGGTGCGCAATCGCCGTTCGGCTGGCGCCTACTGGAGTCGCACCTTTATCGCTGTCGGCAGCCTGACCACATGGACGCTTGGGTTCAAGTGCAAGCGTGCCAACTTGGCAAATGCTCTGCGGATATTCGGCATTGGCAACGACATCGACGCCGTGAGTCAGCACTCCGTGTCTCTGATTGGTGGTACCGGCGAGCTACAGTTCTTCCTGGGAGATGCCGGCGGTGCCACAGTGGGCAATGTCTTCACAGCCAGCAAGTTCTGTGATCCAGGTAGTCACTACGACGTCCTGATCGTCTGGGACACAACGAATCCGACGCCATCCGAGCGGATGCGCGTGTTCGTCAACAGCGAGAGACAGTCCGCTGGATCGCCAACCTACCCCGCACAGAACACCCCCGGCCTGGTTAACTCAAATGTCCTGCATCGGCTCGGCGCGCTTTCCGCTTCTACCTCGGCGTGGTTTGATGGCCTTCTTTCGCACGTGCTCTTCGTCGATGGCAAGGCAATGGCACCCACGTCCTTTGGTTTAGTCCATCCGCGTACCGGCCAGTGGCGACCGAAATCAAAGGAGGCCATCCGCTCGGCCGTCGCGGCCGGCGGTGGTTCCAGGAACGGCTGGGGCACGAACGGATTCTTCCTGCCATTCGATGACACGACCTCATTGACGACGCTCGGTTACGACCGTAGCCAGTCCGATACCGATACGACGGGAAACAACTGGACGGCGACGAACGTAAGCCTGACGGCTGGTGCAACCTATGACTCAATGCTTGATACACCGACGACGAACTATGCCGTCCTAAATAGCATTGTTCATCCTGTCGGGTCTGGCGCCGTCATTAGCGGGGGCCTTGAAGTGCAGGGTTCGCATCTGGTGTCAAACACCGTCTGCCGTAGCACGCTTGCGCTGCCAACAGACCGCCCGGTGTTCTTCGAGTATCAGTACACGTCCGCCCCGACGATTGTTCAGGTGGGGGTCGTAAGTGCGGTGAGCTATTCCAACCAGCTCTGGGCGGCGTCATCTGGCGTCAGCTATGACAAGAACGGCAACAAGCGCGTGATGGGCGCCACAAGCGCCTACGGTGCCACCTGGGACGCCGGCGACATAATCGGCGTCGGGTGTGATCCTGTCGCCCAGACGGTGACGTTCTGGAAGAACGGCGTATCGCAGGGCGCCATCAACGCACCGGCACTCTTTACCTCCGACCTCCTATTCTTTGCGGCCAACACCGATGACTACAATTCGCCGAAGAGCATCGTGAACTTCGGCCAACGGCCGTTCAGTTACCCGCAGTCTGGCTACAAGACGCTGTGCGCGAAGAACCTGCCTTATCCGAGTTTTACGAAGAGCGATTCCGTCTTCGTGGCACGCGCCGACTCCGGTGCGAATATCCAGGCCACGTTGTCCGCCGCCTCTTCATGGTCAGACTGGATCCGCATCTATAAGCGACGCGACGCTGCGGAAGGTTGGCGCTGGCAGTTTTCCGACGACGCGGGAAACTACCTTGACTCGTCAGGCACAGCAGCCAAGGCCGCTTTCCCGGCGCTTGCCGGCACAAGCTACGTTGGCTACGCCATCAAAGTCGCTGCCGCAAATGGCGTAGCTATGGGACGCTTGGCGCACGTAAACGGCGTCGCTGATGTGGTGACCGACGGACTTGGTAACGCTAGAAAGTTGGTCATCCTCAGAAACGAGTCCGGCGGTAGTTGGTACGTCTATCACCCAGACCTGACGGCTGGAAAGCTCTTGTATCTGGAGCAGTCAGGGGCAGAGGCAACCGACTCGTCGATCAGCACGATCACGGCTTCTGGATTCACGGTGGCGGCAGCCCTTCCGTCTGGAACCTATCGATGGATCTCCATCGCCGAAACGGCCGGATTGTGCAAGTTGGGCAAGCACAACGGCAACGGATCAAACGATGGGCCGTTTGATCCGGCAGATTTTCTCCCAGCATTTTCGCTGTTCAAGTCGAATGCTGTCGGCTCTTACTGGGCCACGCTCGACAACGCGCGAGCGCAATACAACGTCGTATCGCAAAGCATGTGGATGAACAGAACAGACGGCGACCAGAGCAACATCCCAGCGGCCGATCATGTTTCTAATGGCGTGAAGTTGAGAAGTGGAGCCTCTGCTGACAACGCCAACTACAGCGGATACGTGACATGGTTCCTGCTGTTCGCCGCTTTCCCTTTCCGCTATGCCAACGCCAGATAAAGGAATCCGACCATGTTCAAACTGAACGGCCAACCCATCCGCATCGACATCGACCTCACCATCGGCGAGGGTGACGACGCCATCACCATCCCGGCCGGAAGCCTGCGAGATGCGGACACCCGCGCGCAGCACGGCATCACCGAGGAGCCTGAGCCGGTGTTGGCGGACGAGCGTTACTACTACAACCACAGCGATGGCACGTCGGAGCCGAAGCCAGTCGCCCAGGTGCGCGACATGCTGTGGGGGCAAATCAAGGCGCATCGAGACCGGCTCCAGGAGTCCGGCTGCCAGGCCGGCGCCGACTGGTTCCACAACGACATCAAGTCGCGCACGCAGTGGGAACGCATGGCCAACCGCTCGGCCGCGCAGGCCGACGCCGACCCCTACCTGGTGGCCGGCCAGCAGGTGCAGTGGAAGACGATGGCCGGCACCTTCGTGCCGCTCACGGCCGGGAAAATCCGCGAGGTGATTACCGCCTTCGAGATTCATGAGGCCGCGATCTTCATGCGCGCCGAGCAGCACCGCGCCGCGCTGGCTGCGATGACCGACGTCGAGCTGATGGCCGCCTACGACATCCGCGCCGGCTGGCCGGCTGTCTATGAGGCGCAGCCGTGATCTGGCTGTTCATCGCCTGGTGCGTCGCCAGCGCCCTTCTTGGGCCGCTGGTCGGCGCCTGCATCCACTTTGGGGAAGAGGGGAAACCATGAACGCCAAACTGGCTATCGTCTGCGATCCGAAGAGGTTCAGCGCCCGCTTGCAGCACCGCTTCGTGAAGCGACCGCACCCGGCCTATCCGTACCATTGCGCTTGGCTGGTCGGCGACCACCGGCGCGGCTGCGTTACAGCAGGGCAAACAGTTCGTCGGAATCGAGGCTAGCGAGCATTACTTCCAGGTGGCCGTGGAAAGGCTTGGCGGCAGTGCCAAAAGTCGCGCAAAATAGTGCCAAAACGCGCGCGGCCTTACATTCGTGCGACTCGCCGTCCTGTGGGGGCTGACTTTCAGGGCAAGGAAGGGCCGGGGGGGGAGGGGGTCGAAGATCAGCGTGAAATTGCGCTATGCCCCTTCCCTCGCCGAGGGGGTGCCGGGGGCATCATCGGCTTGGCGGGTGCAGAGTAGAAGGAAACCGACGGGTACGGCAACGCATGCCCCGGGGGGTATCTCGAAAGCGCAGCGGCAAACAGTACGGAACCCCCGCCGGGTGCGGTTAGCGGCTATTGGCGCTTTTCGCTCTCCATGACGCGCGCGGGGGCAGGAGAGATTCGAGCCTAATCTTGCCGCGTTTGCCGGGCGTGCGCTCCATGGAAAACGGTTTCTGGCCGATGACGGCCAAGGCCTTGGCTTTCCCTTCCGGCGTCGTTGGGCCGGTCGAGAATCCACCATGCAGCTTGCAGCGGCCATTGGTCATTGCAGGGGCCTGGCAGGGCTTGCCGGTACTTCGGGCATAGGCTTCGCACTTCTCGCCTTTAAGGGGGAACAGGCGGGCCCTGTGGTTCGCGTCGCGAATTAGATGGCGTGCCCAGAATGTCGAGTGCCCGAGATGGCGCAGGCGTTTGAATTCGTCACGATAGGCGCTTGACGGCCACGGGAAGGGAACGGGGCGGTCAACTTTCCGCACGCTCAATCCTCCCCATCCGTCCCGAAGGTGACAAGACTTCCCGAAGGCGACACCGTTTTATGTCTGTCATCTTCGGGGGTGCTTGTCATCTTCGGGGGTAGTTTCCACGTCCAGCCGCCGCGCATGCCGTCCTTGTGGCGTTCGATATTCAGCCTATCAGCCGCCCTTTGAATGGTTCGCCAATTGAAGCCGGCCCCGTCGGCATCGGATTTGATCTGCCCCGCCCTGACCGGGCCATCGGCCAGCAGGCCGAGCAGGAATTGCCGAGCATCGTCCATGGCGCTTCGTTCTTCCGGGTCGCCTTGGGGTTGCATGGCCTCGTCGGCGGTCATGACCACGGGATCGGGCTCCCATACAATGCGCGAAGTCTCAATCAGTCCCGCCGGGCTTTTCACTTGCGCCGATTCAACCTTGAAGGCGAGCCCGCTTCGGTCGTTGCCAATGTTGTTCTTCATCGGCAGAAATAGCCGGCGCGCGTCGTTCTCCGGGTCTTTCGCCACAATGAAGGCAGCGCGCGACGCCGCGACGAAGGCAAGACTTCCTGTAACGCGCATCAGTGCTTCGCCACCAGCGGATTTATTCAGGTGCGAGACACAAACGACGGCCGCGCCATGCTTCGCCGCCAGATCAGACAACGGCGACAGCAGCGCGCGTATCTCGGCGTTCTTGTGGCTGTCGGTCTCTCCGAGATAGGCGGTTATCGGGTCGATAACGATCATGGCAGCGCCGCCGATTTCGTCGAGCATGCGCCCGAGCCGGGCAAGGTCGGTTTTGAGATTGAAGGCGCGCTTGATCTCTCCGCCCTCGGCATTGAAGGCTTCCACCACGGCATCGAGAACGAATACCCGCGACAGGTCAGCGCCGGCCGCTTCCAGCCGGGGGCGCCCCGTATCCTCCGGGTCATCCTCCGCCGAGAGGAGCGCGACGTTGCCGCGTTCGCAGCAGCTCCCGTCTGGCCATGCGCCGCCAGTCGTAACTGTGGCGGCCATGTCCGCCCCTGTCACTTGCGACTTACCAAGTCCGGGATTGCCTGCCACCATGGTGACCTTACCGCGTGCTATGCGGCCCTGCCATAGCCAGTTGATCGGCTTGGCCTGAATGTCCGATGCGCGGCGGTAGGCGATACGACCGGCAGAATCGGCCGCTGGCGGGTTTTTCGCCGCGACATAGGGCAATGCCTTTGGCTTGGGCTTTGCGCTTGCTGTGGGGGATTTGAGGCAATCAGCATCAGTCGCATCAACAACTTCAAGGGCTGCGACTTCGAGAGACATATCCTTGACGCCATGGTCGGCAAACTCGATGCGGGCGACGCGATCATCGGCTCGAAGCACTCGGCCACGGCCGAATTTTGGGTGGCGGACGTTGCGGGCGATGCCGCGCGCGATTGCGACGGCTGGGGGCATGATCGGCCCATGCAGGCCGGGAGCGAGGGCGGTAGCGGTCATTTGTCGCCCTTCGTCGCAAAATTGCTTAACGCTCTCAGGGCATCATCGCCATGAATTAAAATCGCCCTTTCAACCGCTTCGCGCACGCCCTCTTTTACCGCCCAGAAAAAATCGGCCGTAGGGCAGGAGGTGGCGTTGCGGATGGCGTCATCAATCGCATCGTACGCGCCGGCGCGGATGGCTTCGAAATGGTTGCGCGGCTTCATTGCGCGCTCCCTTCAAGTAACAACTTTTGAAGGTCGGCGACGCGCCAGGCGAGACGCCCGTTAATGCGGATCGGGCGGAGCGGCCCATTGCCCAGGCAGGCCCACTTGCGCAAGGTCTGGTCGGCGCGGTTGATTGCTACAGCGGCGTCGTGAGTTGGTAGTGTGTCGCGTCCATTGGCGACGGCGGCTAATGCGGGGAAGTTTTCCGTAACCATCATTCCTCCTTTGAGAGAAATGCACCTTGGCGGGATTGCCGTTATCGGTGCGTTGATGGTTCATTGAAAAATTGGCATATATACCAATCAATACAAAAACAGATTTACCTGGATATCGTTGAAACCCGCTCCCAGACTGGCTTTCGCGTTGATCGAATATTCGGCATAGCGAATTGGCACTGAATTAAATCGGCATGCCTAATTATTTTTTGGTCTCCCAGTGTTTTTTTCTCTGCCCCCAGTGATCCCTGCCGGTAGCAATTTGACGATGCGATGGATCGATAACTTCCCACGCTCGCTTTCGTATTTATTTTTCTCGGCAAGAAGGCGAATTCTTTCAGCGAGGTCTTTGCCTCTGTCGTTCTCCTTAACCAGTTCACGAGCCTGATACTTGACCCATTTGACAACACTGTCAGCGGAATTTCGTCCAGCTTTCATAAGCGGTTCACTGCCAATGGACTCGCGTGTGCGGGGGTTAGTCGATTCTGAGTCCACCGGTTGCATCACTGCCTCATGGCCGTTGCTTTGTTGCGGTATTGGTGCAACTGACGGTGCTCCCGGCTTCTGCGCCATCGCCGCCAATTCGGGCGGAATGTTCCAGCCGATAGACAAGGCCCATGTTGTGAACTCAGCAAGAGCGACATTGCTACATCCATTGGCGAGGATATTGCGAAACGAGAAAGCGGGATTATTCGGCAGGTTCGCTATCAGCATTCGCCGCCGTTTGTTGAATTCGTCGCGGATTGTTTTGCTCGGAAAACTGCTGTCCTCGAAGTAGGGCACCGGGCTGGATTCGCTCATGCGCTCATAGCGCCGCTTCTCTAGCGAATGAGGATCAAGATTGAGTGACAGCGCGCATGCCTGCCAGACTTCAACCTTCGGGATGTAACGCCATTCGCTCCAATCCGGCGTGGTGGCAGGCTTCCGGCGCTCGCCAGGAGATGTTCCGCGTCCACTGGTCGGTGTGATCGGAGGCGACGCTCTTGTTACAACGCCGTATGCCGTAAAAACAGTGCCGTCCGGCAGCACTACCGGGCGCGGTGCCTTACCTGTTGTTTTCTTGTCGTTGCTCATGTCGCATTCCTTCCAATGCGGCCCTTCATGCAGGTGCCGCGCCGGCCGGGGAAGGTGCCCGGTATTCGCCCCGTCGGGCTAGGCGCGGCGTGAGTCGGTCAGGCGGCCCGCTGCAGCGGTTGCACCTTGGGCTTCGGCTTGCGGCTGCTTTGCCACAAGTCCCATTGCACCTGGTTGGTCAGCCACGATTCCGGCGTGGTGCGGGTGAGCAGGCCGACACGGATGGCCATGTCGGCGGTCATTGCCGAGCGGCCGTTGAGCACCCGCGAGAGCATGACGCGCGAAATGCCGAGGCGTTGCGCCGCTTCGGTAACGGTCATGTTCCCTGGCAGGAATTCGCGCAGCACTTCGCCGGGGTGCGCGGGATTGTGCATTCTGGACATAATTGCGGTTCCTCTAGTGGTAGTCCTGATAATCGACCAGCACGGCATCGGCGCCTTCGAAGGCGAAGGTCATGCGCCAATTGCCGCTTACCGAAACGGCCCAATGGCCGGCGAGGTTGCCTTTCAGGGGGTGAAGCCCCCATCCCGGCGCGTCCATGTCTTCGGGGCGGTTGGCCACGTCCAATCGTGTCAGCATGATGCGCAGCCGGTTAGCCTGCTGCGCCTGTATGCCGGCCTTCGATCCCGTCTTGAAGAAACGCTCGATGCCCTTGTGACGGAAGCTTCTGATCATGTCAAAGTGTATAACGATGTTTTACAGAATGCAATCGTTCATGCCGCGCCGACCAGCCGCAGGCTTTCGGCGTTTGCGGCGGGTTGCGCGATGCCGGCCTGTTCGAGAAGCCATGCTTCGTACTTGCCGTGCCAGAGGCGCAGCAGGTCGAGGGGGCGCACCTTGTAATGCTTCTCGGCGGTGGCGCTCGGCTTGTGGCCCATGATTTGCGCCACCACGCCGGCGGGCATTTCCGTCCATTCGGCAAGGCTGGCGAAGCTGCGGCGCAGGCCGTGCAGGGTCACGCCGATGCCGGCCACGGTGCAGGCCCGGCGATGCTGAATGCTCGGTTCCTGCAGGCGGCCGGAGGCGGCCATGGGGCTTGAGAATACCCATTCATTCCGGCGCGGCAGGGCAGCCAGCAGCGAAGCGACATAGGGCGTCAGCGGAATGGTGCGCTCGCCTTCCACCTTGTCGTGGATGGTCAGGGCATTCCAGCGGAAGTCGATGTCGTCCCATTGCAGGCCGGCGAGTTCCTCCCGGCGCGCACCGACCAGCAGCAGGGTTTGCAGGTAGGCGGCAATGACCGGGTTGCCGATGGCGCGTACGGTGGCGAACCAGGCGGGCAGCTGCTCTTTTTGCAGGCAGTCGGTCTTGGCGTTCTTCTTCGGCAGCACGTCTTTGGCGATGCTGGCCTTGCAGGCGCCGGCGGCAGCGATGCCGCGATAGTCGGTTTTGTCGGCGCACCAGTTGAGGAAGGCGCGCAGCAGCCGATAGGCGAGGGCGGCTTGTGTCGGGCGCCGCTCCGCCTCGATGCGCAGCCAGGCCTCGACCCGGTCGGCGTCAAGCCCGGCCAGTTTCAGGGGCATCAGGGCGGCCAATGCGCCCGGTTCGGTCAGGCGGTCGCCCTTCTCGGCATTTACGCCGCCGGGATGCGCGAGCTTGCGATGGTCGGCCAGATGGCGGTCGCTCCATCTGCGACGGCGTGCCTTGACGTAGGCCTCCCATGCCTCGGCAACGGTTGTCGCGCGGCGGCCGATTTCCTTGCGCCTGGTTTCGGCCTCGGCGGCTTTTTCGACTTCGAGCAGGCGCGGGTCGATGCCCTGGTCGGTCAGAGTTTTCAGTCGCCGGGCTTCGGTTTGCGCCTTGCCAATCGCCCATGCGCGCACGTCGCCGATGGTGATGCGCAGGGTCTTGCCGTGCAGGCGGGTTTCGAAGATGTAGGATTTTGTCGTCGCCTTCGTGACGCGCAGCCCCAGCCCCGGCGCCTTGGCGTCCCAGTAGATCGCCTGCTGCTTGCCTTTCGGGCATCTGAAGCCGGCTATACGCTCGCTGGTGAAGTTGATCCGTTTTGTCAT